TTTTATTTAAAATATCTAAACCTTTTTTAAATAATCTTGATAATATATACGCTCTAGAAAAACCACTATATAGTTTACAGTTAGGTGTTGCAGGCACTGTCGATTGTATCGCAGAATATAATGGAGAGTTATCCATTGTAGACTTCAAGACTTCAAAAGAACCAAAACCTAGAGAATGGATTGAAGGATACTTCGTACAAGCAGCTGCTTATGCTTGTATGTTATATGAACTAACAGGCTTAACTGTTAAAAAACTAGTAATTATTATGTCATGTGAAAATGGAGAATGTGAAGTCTATGAAGAGTACAACAAGTCCAAATTTATTAGATTACTTATGCAATACATCAAGGACTGGAAAGCATTTAATGAAACAACAAAAGGATGAACTCGAAAATTTATTAGATGGTAAGTTTTTAACTGCTTCTAAATTTTCAATGGAAATAGAAAAGATCGTCCTTGCTTGTAAAGGAGAATTGAATTACATGGAAGCAGTGATTTGTTATTGTGAAGAACATGACATTGAACTGACTACAGTAAACAAACTTATTTCCAAACCACTTAAAGAAAAGATTCGTGCTGATGCACAAAGACTTAATTGTATTAAACGAACTACTCGAGCAAAACTGCCACAAGTGTAATGACAGGTTTTGATGTCTACAAAACTTACTTAGCATTAAAGTTACATTTCACTAAAGATAAGTATAACTATTTTACTTTCAATGGTAAATCTAGGGCATCTCAATCAGCGTTTGATAAAAGAAAAGATAGATATTTTTTTAAAAAATTAGCTGCAAAGTTTGATCATGATACAGTTGTAGAATATTTTGTATCATACTTTGTAAACAATAACAACACATGGATTGGCGATATATCAGTACATGGTTCTAAAGTATATACTGATTGGAAGAAAAAAATTCAAAGCATGTCATTTATGTTTGAGAATGATATGGATTATCTATTAGATATCTGTAAGTTTGAAAAGATATTTGATTGTGAATCTGGTAATCATCCAATCTTATTACAATCATATTATGGAGATAGAATTACATTGGAAACATTAGTTATTTTAAATCAACTTTTAAAATATATTCCTGACTTTGACAAACAAATTATAGAACCTGTAGTATGGCCTGAAACAAGGAGACAAGTGGTAAAGTACGAACCATTCCTTGATATAGATCGTGATAAATACAAATGTATCCTATTAAAAAAACTCGCATAGAACATGGCATTTTTTGATAATCCTATCATTAGAGCTGAGTCAGTTGAACTATTTGAAATCTATCAAAGGTTGGTTGATTTATCTTCTAGAGGTACGTTGCTAAATAATGAAGAAAAAAAAGAATACTTAGAAAAAGTTGGTAGAGTTATAGAATTACAAAAGGTTTTATACTTTCGTGCAAGATATTCTAAGGATGAAGATGCTGCTGATTTCATAGAATACTTAAAACAATCTGCAAAACTATTGGGATATACAGACGGTGATATTGATGAGTGCTTTGTCACTATGCAGGCAGATGTTGAAAGAGCATTAGAACACTTTGAAAATGATTGACAAATATCAACTAATATGTTACACTAAAAAAAGTAAGCCAAATACTAAAAAATACGGAGAACAAACATGTCTTTTTCTGCACTGAAGCGAGATTCTGCTTCTGCTTTTCAAAAATTAACTAAGGAACTAGAAAAGGTTTCATCTGGTGAATCAAATGCTAAGGATGATAATCTTTGGAAACCTGAGATGGATAAAGGTGGTAATGGTTACGCTGTAATCAGATTCCTGCCTGCACCCGATGGAGAAGATCTTCCTTGGGCAAAACTTTTTAGTCATGCTTTCCAAGGTCCTGGCGGCTGGTATATTGAAAACTCATTAACAACTATAAACAAGTCCGATCCTGTTGGTGATTTGAATCGTCAATTATGGAACTCTGGATCTGATCGTGATAAGGAAACTGCTCGTAAACAAAAACGTAAGTTATCTTATTACAGTAATATATTTGTTGTTCAAGATCCTTTACATCCTGAGAACGAGGGTAAAGTATTCTTGTATAAGTATGGAAAGAAAATCCATGATAAGATTGTCGAAGCTATGCAACCAGCATTTGCTGATGAGACTCCTATCAATCCATTTGATTTCTGGAAAGGTGCTAACTTCAAATTGAAGATTCGTAAGTTAGATGGTTACTGGAATTATGATAAGTCTGAGTTTGATAAGGTATCAACTCTTGGAGACTTTGATGATGAACAGTTAGAAGCTATCTACAAGTCACAACATTCTCTTACAGCATTTACTGATGCTTCAAACTTCAAAACTTATGAAGAACTTGAGAAGAGAATGAACACAGTTCTTTCTGCCAAGAAAAAGGTATCACCAATACCTGATGAAGATCTTGAAGATGAAAGTGAAGGTCGTGGGCCTATACCATCTGTTTCAGCAACAGTTGAACCTCCTGCCCCTCGTGTTGATGAGGAAGAGGAAGATGTAATGTCATACTTCTCAAGACTCGCAGAAGAGTAATACGAATTTCAAAATTCAATAAAAAAAGCCTCGAAAAAATTTTCGGGGCATTTTTTTGTCTAAAAGGTTTTTGTTTATCTTTGATATGGTTCTGATATTCTTAAACCACCTTTAGTAATTTTATATTTTGTATCATACTTTAATAGAGATTCTAATTCATCCTCTAATATAGATAAGTATTGCTGTTTAGGACAAATAATTTCTCTCTTCTTTTCATTCTCTTGATATTCCCATTCTCTATTTGTAATCTTAGTTAGTCCTGTTGTAGCAGGAACAGTATTTACTACTTGAGTATTTGGACTACCACCAGATTGAGTAAAGTATTGAAAATTCCATGATGGATAATAGTTTGCTGCTTGTTGAGCAGTAGTTCCTTCATAGTATTCTACAATTACACCTTGTTCTAACACTACACCTAAATTATTATCAGTAACTTTATTTGTTTCCCAATGTCTAGGATCATCGATTGCAGATCCATACTTACCATTCATATAATCTTCTAATTCATTTGATGAAAGAGGCCATTCTCTACGAATATCAATAATATTATTCATTAATAGAATTGTCCAATACCATTTTGTATCATTATACTTTTTATATGCAACTTCTTCTACAGTTTCGCCAGGCGTAACAGTATATGGAAGTGAAGAAGAAAAAATACTATTAAAGTTATCTCTATTTCTTACTCTACGAAAGAAATTTTTAGATACCTTATAGTTATCTTTAATCTTAAAGTCAGGGTATAAAAAATTTGGTTGTGAATCGAAAAACATTTTAATATCCTAGAGCAAGTACTTCTTGTGATGTAATGATTTCAGTCTCAGTAAATCCTAGAGTCATATCATAAGCAACTGGATTTGCTCCTTCATAAGTTGCCCATATATTATCTGGAGTATAATTAATTTGTATATCTGTCATAACGCATGGTTTAATTTTAGGAAGAGAATCAATTCTTTGACCATTATCTCCATTCTTCCAATGCAATCTAAACACATGAGGAACAGTTAACCAACGATCAGAAATATTTCCACCATCAAAAGTAGATCCACCTACTGTAAGTCCTAGTTTAGCAGCATAATCTGGTAACGATCTTCCTCTTAAAACTTGAAGAATATTTTTAATTGCTCTCGTTTCTGCATCATTTCTTGGAACTAATTTCCAATTAAAGTTAAAAGTTCTCATTCCAACTCCACCAAATACCTGTTCAACATATGGATTTAAAATTTTACCAAAACCATTTTGTGTAAACTGTGCTGCACCACCACCTAAACCAGGCAGTTTATCTAATATACTCATTACGATTCCTTGAGAACCAGCAGATGCAGCTGCTTGAAGTGTAGACGCAATATTTCCTGCTGAAGCATCATTTGCAATTTGTTTTGCTAATGATGGTAGAATTTTACCTGCTATACCAGATCCTTCATTATATTTTGGATTGTCTTGATAGTTTACATTTGCTGGTATGGGTAATAGAACTCTTTCTTTAACGTTTGCTTTAGTTTTTGATTGTGTATTACTAAAGAACGTACCATCTGCAATTGTAAGTGTGGTAGATGAAGTTCCTACACCACTTTCACCAGAAGCTTCATTAACTTGCCCGTCAGTTGTATTACTTTGTGTTACTGTAAACTGTTGATCTCCTGTCTTTTGAAATTCTACTACATCTATTTGTAAAAAGTCATGTTGTTCTGCCAAAGGCCATCTCAACTGTCCATATGATGCATATGTACTAGCTGAATTATTTTTATCGAATGATGTTAGATTGCTTAGTTCCGATGGAACAGTGTATGATTTTGAGGCCATAAATACTAGGAAGACCGCTATTTCTCTATAGCTATATATGAATACTTTGAAGGGCAGATTTACACCAAGGAACATTAGGAAGTACAGAGGTGATTATCGTAACATTATTTTTCGATCATCTTGGGAACTCAAGTTCATGAAATATTGTGATTCCAATCCTAATATTTTAGAGTGGGGTAGTGAAGAGGTTGTAATTCCATACAGATCTCCATTAGATAATCGAGTACATAGATACTTTCCAGATTTTTATATGCACATCAAGGAATCAAATGGTACTACCAAAAAATACTTGATTGAAGTGAAACCAAAAAGACAAACAAAACCGCCAACAAAACAAAAGAGACAAACAAAAAAATATATCTATGAGGTAACTGAGTATGCAAAGAACCAAGCAAAATGGGAGGCTGCAAATCAATTTTGTTTAGATAGACGATGGCAGTTTAAAATTATCACAGAAGACGAACTTAAGGTATGAGTGTTTTTAGTTTAGTTCAAGAAGCAGCAGGAGATGAACCACGTTCCTACGAGTGGTATCGGAACACTGTGAGAACAATTTTCAAACAAAGTGATTTGTTTGCCGATCTTGCTGAGTTAGAAGAGACTCTTGTACCAAGTCCAGGCTCACTCTATTTGTTTGAGTATAGGGCAGTTTACGCAGAGAGATTAAATTTTTATGATAGATTTCCTTTGGTGTATGTAACACAGGGAGGACTACAGTTTAAAGGATATAACTTACATTATTTGAACTTGAGAGATAGATTATATACAGCAACTGTATTACAGAGTGGAGTTCTGCCAAAGATAGATAAGAGGGCTTTTCATAGTTATTTGACTGAAGGACTAGAAACACCAATGTTTGTGATAAATAGTGATGATTATAAGACTGCTTCTTTCTTACCTGTAGAAGATTTTGGTGGATTAAGTAAACTTGCTGTCTGGAACGGGGCTAAACAATGACACTATCAAACTTAAATGAATTTAAATCTAAGTTTCAAACTTATGGTTTCAGTATGGCGAACCTTTATGATGTTCAGATAGATGTTGGTGGTAGTAGTAAATTATTTGATGTACTTCAAGCTAAGTTTAGACTAGCTGATGGTAGTGCTGGTCTAGGACAAATGATGGAGCTGATGAAATTATATACATCTGAAGCAACTTTACCTGGCGTAAATATGTCTACAAGTGAGTATCGAATTACTAATACACCTCAGTTAAAATATGCCTATGGTACAGTGTTCAATACATTTTCCATGACATTCATGTTAGATTCTGGTTCATTGATTCGACAAGTATTTGATGTATGGACTGACACAATCTATCCATATTCTAGATGGGCAAGAGACAATGGTACTTTAAGAACTAAGTACAAAGATGATTATGTTTCTGATATTACTATACTAAAATATGAAAAAGCTAATTCATCTCTCATGAATTTGAACAAACTAAGATTCAATGCATTGTCAAAAAGAATGTTGACAAAGGAGATTATTCCTGGCAAGATTGGTGGTGTAACTGGTTTCTTTAAGTCAGTTCCAGTACATGCTGTTAAAATAATAAATGCTTTTCCTTCAAATATATCCGCTACATCACTAGGAAATGAGTCATCATCTATGACTCAACTATCAATTGAGTTTGAATATGAGTCAATTAGACCTACTGGAACTCGAAGAAAAGATGATGCTGATGGAGAATCAGCACTCGCACCGTTCTCAACAGAAGGTCTTTTTGCATAACTTTAAAAAACTCGTATAAATATTTTTATAATATATTATTGTTATAATGCCTTTACCAAAGTTAAACACGCCAACCTATGAGTTGACCTTACCATCTTCTAATAGAAAGGTTAAGTATAGACCTTTTCTTGTGAAGGAAGAAAAAATACTTCTTATCGCTATGGAGTCAGAAGATGAGAAGGAAATGCAGAATGCTGTCAAACAAATCCTTAAGAATTGTATTCTTACTAGAGGTATCAGTGTAGACAAACTTGCTGTATTTGATATTGAATATCTTTTTCTAAATATCAGAGGTAAATCTGTAGGTGAAGATATAAAATTGAATATTGTCTGTCCTGATGATGAGGTAACAGAAGTTGAAGTTTCTGTTAACGTTGAAGATGTCAAGATTCAAAAGTCTGACAAACATGATCCAGTTATTCAACTCACTGATCAAGTTGCAATTGTTATGAAGTATCCAAGCATGGAAATGTTTGTGAAAAATAATATTACAGGTGAGAATCAACAGAAAGTTGATACTATATTTGACATGACAATTGATTGTATATCTCAAGTTGTTGAAGGAGAAGATGTTCTAGAAGCAAAGAGTTTCTCTAAGAAAGAAATGCTAGAGTTTGTAGAAACATTTGACACACAACAATTCCAGAAGATACAAGATTTCTTTGAGACTATGCCTAAACTAAGTCATAAGATTAAAGTTCTTAATCCAAAAACAAATATTGAATCTGAGGTAACAATTGAGGGTCTCTCAAGTTTTTTCGACTAGTGTTGGCCCATGAATCATTAGAGAATTACTATCGTACTAATTTCGTAATGGTTCAACACCATAAATGGAGTCTTGAAACACTTGAGAATATGTTGCCATGGGAAAGAGAAGTTTATGTACAACAGCTTGTTGATTACATAGAAGAAGAAAACGAAAAAATTAAAAGCCGTCAACAGTCACAATGATTAAAGGTCTCCTAAATTCAGCATCATCCATGAAAAACATGGGGAATAAAAGTGGTGGCCTTCAAAAGTTCATGAAGGGTATGACTGGTAAGACTTCTGCTGACTATCAGGCAAGAGTCATGGGAGTCGGTGAGAAGGGTGAATATCTTTCACCAGAAGAAAGGAAAGCGAGATTTAAGGGATTTACATTAGGTACACAATCAGTAAAGAAAACACCTACTGCAGCTAGACTTGCATTACCAGCTGCACAATCAGATAGTGGAGGTGGAACTGGAAAACTAACAGATCATTTAGCAAAAGTAACACAATATCTGGAGAAGTTATTGGTTCTTGAGAACAATGCAATTGATCGATTACATGATAGAGTTTTAAGAACATCAAGAGAAATAGATACGGATGCAGCAGAAGCAGAAGAGAAGAAACAAGAGAGAGGTAAAGTAAAAGGTAGAAGAAAGAAAGATAGTGGTTTGATGAAAGGTATTAAGAAGAAAGCTGGTGGTATATTTGATTTCTTAATGCAATTTGGAAAAGTATTTGTAGGATTTAAGTTACTAGAATGGTTATCAGATCCAGCAAACCTTGTAAAAGTTGAGACTGTTGTAGGTTTCTTTGGATCAGTTTTTGATTTTGTTGGTAAAACTATAAAAGCAATCGGTCAAGGATTTAACTGGACAGTAGAAAAATTAAAAGAGGGAATACAATTTGTTAAAGATACTGTTACTAAAATTGGAGAGTTCTTTAGTTTTGAGTGGTTTGATGGAGAAGCATTTCAAGAACAGTTAGAAAGTATAACAAAAATATTTACTGAAGGCATACCAAAATTATTTGAAGAAGTATCGTTCGCGTAATATCATCATTCGTTTTGGCATCAACAACAGTAAAATTTTCGCACTCTAGCACCAGAGCTTTGATGTCTGCCAATGTCACGTAAGAACTTGTGTGAGTGTCGTAAAGTCGCCTGTTTGGATATTTTTTAATAAGTCTTTGTGTTTTTTTATTCATTAGTTTTTTAACCCATATGAAGACCACCATTTAAAGAAAAGTCAGCGCCTGTCGCAAAACCACCATCATCAGAGCAAAGCCAGGCAACTATCGAAGCGATTTCTTCTGTATTGCCAAGTCGTTT